TGCTGACCGGGGCGATGCCGGTGAAAAAGCGGCGGACTATCCTGGCCGCAGTGGAGAGCGGGGAGGCGCAGGTGGTGATCGGTACCCATGCGCTCATCAGCGCGGATGTTGCGTATCATGATTTAGGACTGGTGGTGACGGATGAACAGCACCGGTTTGGCGTGGGGCAGCGTTCCGCACTGGCAGCCAAGGGAGAACGGCCTCATCTGCTGGTCATGTCGGCAACGCCAATCCCGCGGACGCTGGCGTTGATGATCTATGGGGACCTGGACGTATCGGTCATAGACGAGCTGCCGCCAGGGCGGCAGAAGATTGATACCTTTGCCGTCCCTGGAAGTTATCACCAGAGAATTTACAGGTTTTTGGGAAAAGAGATTGCCGCCGGGAGGCAGGCTTACATTATCTGCTCCATGGTGGAGGAAAACGACCAGATACCCGATGACCGCAAGGCAGCTGCGGAGTATGCAAAAATGCTCCAGGAGAGCGTGTTCCCTCAGCTGGCAGTCGCCTGCGTCCACGGACGGATGAAGCCAAAAGAGAAGGATAAGGTCATGTCCGCCTTTGCCGCCGGAGATATCCATATTTTGGTCTCAACAACTGTTGTGGAGGTCGGTGTGGATGTGCCGAACGCTACCGTTATGGTCATTGAGGACGCGGACCGTTTCGGACTCAGCCAACTCCATCAGCTGAGAGGACGCGTGGGAAGAGGGCCGTATAAATCCTATTGCATCCTCATATCTGACAATCAAAGCGAGGAGTCACGAGCAAGGCTCAAGGTGATGACCCAGACCGGAAACGGGTTCAAGATTGCTGAGGAGGACCTGCGCCTGCGTGGGCCGGGGGACTTCTTTGGACAGAGGCAGCACGGCCTGCCGGCGCTGAAGGTGGCGGACCTGAGCTGTGATATGGCGCTGCTTCGGGAAGCGCAGCAGGCGGCGGAAAGCGTGTTGGCCGCTGACCCGGAGCTGAAAAGCTGCCCTGCGGCGGCTGAACGCCTGCGGGAGATGTTTGAGACGAATGTGGAAGCGATGAACTAGGGCTAGAGGAGACGGTGCATGGTTGGGAAGACCTATATCAGTGCGGTGAAACTGACGGGGAAGATCGGAGACGGCTCCTATCTGACAACGATTCCGGCAATCCAGCATTTGATGTGTATTGAACAGTTGAAGCTGGAGAAACCGGTCACCTTTTTCGTAGGGGAGAACGGGACGGGCAAGTCCACCTTGCTGGAGGCTATTGCTGTGGCGTACGGTTTTAATCCGGAGGGCGGGACAAAAAATTTCCGCTTCTCCACGGAGGACTCCCACTCGGCGCTGTGGGAGAGCCTGACCCTGGTCAAGCGGGACTATGCCTCCGACGGCTTTTTCCTGCGGGCGGAGAGCTTCTATAATGTTGCCACCAATATCGATCAGATGGACCGGGAGCCGTCATTCGGCCCGCCAGTCGTTGACAGCTATGGCGGGGTATCCCTCCACCACCGCTCCCATGGGGAGAGCTTCCTGGCACTGGTGCAGAACCGTTTCGGCGGGCATGGCGTATATTTGCTGGACGAGCCGGAGGCGGCTCTGTCGCCTGCCAGGCAGATGATGCTGCTGTGCCAGATCGACGGACTGGTGAAGCAAAGGTCACAATTCATCATTGCCACGCACTCACCTATCCTGATGGCCTATCCGAATGCGGAAATCCTCCAGTTTTCTGAGGACGGTATCCAATCCGTGGACTACCGGGAGACGGAGCACTATCAGGTGACCCGGCGATTTTTGGAGGACCCGGAACGGATGCTGAGATATTTACTGGAGGATTGAGCTCTGCTTCCAATTGTGCCGGTTTTGGCATAGGATGGATGGGAGGGATGCCGGTCATGGATCCGCAGGAGCTGACTTTACTGGTGGCGGGGGTGGCGAATGCACTGTATGAGTGCATGTCACCTGATGAATTGGCTGTGCTGGCTGCGGTCTTCAACCAGCTGGGCGATACCCTGGAGACACTGGCAGCCCAGGCGCAGCTGCTGCAAGGCAGGAGAACCGGGGCGGGCTGAGTACCTGTCCCGGTTCTCTCTTGTGTATCAAACTGCCAATTCAAAGCCGCGCCAGGTATACGCGCGCGCGTGGATGATTGCCCAGGTATATTGGTGAGCCTCACATTCCGCCCAAGTCAGGTACCGGAAGGAAAACTCCACATCCAAATGACAGGGGATAATATCAAGGATGATCTTCTGAATCTGGTCAAAGCCATCCGGAATGCCGGCCACATCAGGAAAGATGACGCGGACGTAGCCGAATCGACCGGTCTCCTGGACCAACGCTTTGATGCCGCAGCCGGAAATCGTGTTATTGATGTCCGACAGCGTGAAACTGTCTCCGCTGATGCGCAGCAGAGCGGCGATAGCCTGCCGGCGCAGGTCTGTGGAGTAGTGAACGGGAGTGCGGGCAAACAGGGATTCCCACTTGTCCAATCCCTCGCTTTCAGCGGTAGCAAGAGCGCCTTCCCGCTCCACATAGTCCAGCCGGTCGCTCAGAGCATCAAGCCCGTGTCCCAGTGCATCCAGTTCGCTGCGGCTGAGGCTTCCCTCTTTAAGGTCATATATTCCCAGCGGCCGCAGCAGGGTTATCAGATGTTCACTGTATCCCATACTACGCCTCCAAAAGGGTGATGGACACATTCCCCAGGTAGGGCAGCTCGGTGGGATTTGCCGGGATATCCGCAGATGGCGAAGTGAAATGATAGTTTTGCACACTGTCCAGATCGTAAAGCAGGTTTCCCAGGAAGGCAAGCGTGATTTCCTTGCCCAACAGGGCACCGGTGAATGCCGCCCGCAAGGCTGCGTCCGCGTCTGCACGGGCAGTCTCAAAACTGTATCCGGTGGCGGGCTGGATCGCAACCTGGATCGTCACCGGTTTTATCGTGGGAGTCATTACCCACAGATCTACGGAAATCTCCCGTTTTTCCTGCAAGTACTTGTTTATCTCCGACAGCATTGCCGCGTCCGGGATGCCCGCATCGGTGGCGACATAGAGGTCTACCGACCCAACGCCTCTGGGATGCTTCACCGCCACAGCCGCCGCTACGCCGGTAAAGGACATGGCGGTTTGCTCATAATATGCGGCGTTGGCTCCGTTGGGCAGCCGGCGATAGGTGTCCAGCAGGCGGCGGCGCAGTTCCTCGTCGTCTTCTTCATCCTCACCGCCGCTGAATGCATCCGGATTGGTACAGGCTTTGATCCCTACCGGCATGGCGGCCATGATGGTGACAGTGTTGACAGCCACATTGCCCTGTCTCCCCGGTTCCAGGGCCATGGCGGGAACATCGACATAAAGCGATCCGGCCTTTAGAACTGCGTCGTCGGTTGTTGCAAAGCGGATGCCGTCCTTCGTCATGCACACCGTGCCAGACTTGATTGCCAGGTTTCCGCTGACTGCTGTAGATACTCCGAAGCGAAGCTTTCCCGTGGCACAGGTGGCAATGCTCCGGCTGATGCCCCGTAACTGGGCATGGCGGTCCAGATATTCCCCCGTAGCCGTTTGCGGAAAACTTTGATTCAGCAGCCACTGCGCCTGTAGATACAAGCCATGGATTTGCGCCGCCGCAGCATAGAGACGGGCCGCCAGGTCACAGGAACTGCTGGGCAGGTACCCGCTGACTTCGCCGAAAACGGTCAGCATCTCCGAATAGATCGTATCAATTGTTTTTTCCATAACACACCCCCTCTTGTTTAAACTGCCATGGATACAGACAACTCCGTCCCCTGATAGTCCAGCCATACTGTCAGCTGTGCCTGTCCATCACCCAGGGCTGTTAATTCCACGTCCGTTACGCTGACGGGTTCCTCAGTCAGCGCCTCCGCCGCATACTGTCGGGCAGCGGAAAGCCTCTGAGCGACGGGCTCCTTAGGCAGCAGATACAGCCGGCTGCCCAGCCTGGGCAGAAAGGGAAGCCCTCCTCTCCGGGCGGTCAGCCGGAACAGGACGCGTTCCAGCAGCGCCTCCGCCCCTTCGCAGCGCACGATGCCTCCCAGCCCGTCAGGGATGTAGTCGCCGTTTCTCAATCTTGGTTCCATATGGTCCCATCCTCCTATATTAAACGCATGTGCAGGGGCGGTAGGGCTGTCCGTTCACAATCAGGCTCCCGTTGATGCTGAGCGTTCCGTTGACCGTCACCGATCCCGTCAGTGCCACGTCACCCGTCAGATTGATGTTGCCCTTGATTGTTCCGTCCCCCTCAGCGGACAGATTTCCTTTGACGGCAATACTGCCGTCGGTGCGCAGGTAAATAAAGGTGTCCTTGTTGGAGTAGAGATACAGTTCCCCGGGAACAATGTCTTCCGGCGCGGACTCAGAGGTATCCGCCGCCACGATGCACTGTTCCTGGCCGCCAACGCCGCCCTTTATCACCAGCACGGTGTCACCGGCCTTGGGCTGCCAGATCACTCCGGACGGGGAAAAGACGGATAGGTCCCGCTGTTCCCCGCGGGTCATTACTGAGGCGCTGCCTCCACCGATCGTAGTCATGCCCATGTCGGCCGCAGCGCTCTCCTGTGCCGCTCTCTGTCGGAGAGCAATGGATTTTGATAGCCACATTTCCTTTACCTCCTGCTCAATGTCACTTCTGTCTGTTCCCCATCGCCGTCCATTCTGCTTCGGACGGCTACGACATCATAGCTTCCGGACAGATTCAGCCGGTTCAGTGACAATCCCACGCGGTCTCCGGGAGAAGCGGCGAAGGCGAAGGGCAGCTCTAACGTGATCTCTAATTGCTCCAGGGCGGACTGTGCAATCTGATATTCTCCGGTATACCGGCGGTCGTCAGCCGTACTTCGCGGCATATAAAGCACATGCCGCCGCTGTCCGCCGGCACTCACAAATTCCTGATTCTGCACGGAGTGGGTGATGCCCTGGATTTTATCCTGAATGAGGATTTCAGAGATTACACCGTAGCGCTTTTCCCGCTTGTGCATGGACAGCAGCGGTGTGTTATCATCCACTCGCAGTTCCTTCCCGCTGCCCCACAGCGACTGGGCGACCAGTGTGCCTTCCCTGGTAAAGTATGGGTCAAATCCGCCAAACCGGTTGGTGAACCCTTGCAGAGCTTTCCATTGGCTGGAGCCGGAGACCACAGCATAGTTGTTTCCGGAGACGCTCTGCTGAGCACCCACCTGGATGCCATACGGGGACACGTGGTTTCCCAGAATCTCCGACAGCACCGCCCGCTCATAGGAGAGTGCTTCCGACTCATTGTCCAGCAGCAGCGCGGCCATCCCCCGGCCCTCCACCGTTGCCAGAAGCCCTTGCTGGGACAGGGAAATCTCATAGGCGTCAACCACGCCCCGCAGCACGGTCTCGCCGTCCCGAGAGGCGGTGAACCGGGTCGCTTTGGGCAGTACATCCGACATGCTCTCGTCATACAGGCATGTAACGGTCATACTGTCACAGGGGACGCTCCCCGTGAGGGTCAGGTCCCACCGCAGCAGAACCGGCAGTTGGTAGAGCCCGCCATCGTATGTCTCCAGACACATGGTCATCACGGAATCACCACTTCCTCTCCGACGCGGATTAGATTGGGATTTTTGATCCCCGGATTGGCTTTCAGCAGGTCCTCCAGCTTTACATCGTACCGGTTGGAGATCCCCCACAGGGTATCGCCGCTGACCACAGAGTATGTGGTCTTTGGCGGAGCAGCACTTGTATTCTGGACGGTACTGCCGCTGCCTGCCGAACCCGGCGAGCCCAGAGAGGTCAGGCTGTCATCGTACTCATCGTAGCGCTCCCGGAACTCAAAGCTGTAGCGCACATAATCCGGCAGAGGCTCCTGTTCCAGCTTCAAGGCGGTGAAATAGGCATTGGATATCTGCCACAGCGGATGAATCAGCAGCCCCGGTCCGTCATCGTAGAAGATGGATGCAAGCTTTTTGAATTCATCATAGGCACCCTCTCCGGAGAATTCCCCTTGTCCCCGCATGACCCGGCAGCCCAGGCCAAGATCCTGCATACAGTAGTTTCCGAACGGCACCTTGTGTACCGCGATCTGCCGCTCATAGGTGATAGAGTAGGTCGCCGGATTGTAGGGCCAGATATAGTCCTTGTAACGCATTGGTGCCAGCAGCATCTTCATTCACCTCCTGTCAATATAGCGGGAACCCGTTGTCGTATCGCCGTCCATCCCGCTCGAAGGCCAGCGACACAGCCTCCGCTGTCAGTGGCGCGGGCCCCGGGATCACCAGCTCCTCCGTCACACTGCTCCACCGGCTTTGTGGCATTTCCGGCTGGGTTTGTATAACCACACCAGCGCCCAACGGGGCCTCAACTCCACCGGATACCTCGCCCTGAGCGGTGGCCAGCGCAAGCTCCCGCTTCTCTGCGTCTGCCCGTGTGCTCTCCACATCGGGGACCTGCTGCTCCACATCCCGTCCTGCTTCCGGCGCGTCGGGTACAGCCACTTCTGTTTCCGCCCGAACAGCAGGAATATTGTCGAGCTGGCTTGCCTGGACCGCCTCCGCCGGAGGGAGCGGGATATCCCGCTCCTCCAACGGAGTATGTGGTAGGGCATTGGCTGTATCTGCGGCAGCAGCGTCCGCAAGGTGGTGGTAGAACACATCTCCTGCGCTTTCGGCCTCCTGGAGACTCTTCTGGACCTCAGCGGAAACTGCCTCTGCGTCTCCTGTCTGGGAGATTGCCGTAGTGACTGTCTCTGCATCCTCGACTTGGGAAATGGCGGCGGAGGCTGCCTCTGCATCCTCAACATGTGAGACGGTGGCGGAGGCTGTCTCTGCATCCCCAACTTGGGAGACGGTGGCGGAGGCTGTCTCTGCATCCCCAACTTGGGAGACGGTGGCAGAAGCCGTCTCTGCATCCTCAACATGTGAGATGGCAGTGGAGACCGTTTTTGCGTCCTCTAAGTTAGAAATATCTGCTCTGACGGCCTGCGGCAGAATATCTGCACCTTGCTGCATCGCCAGGAAGCGTTCGTGGTCAAAAGAAGCACTTTCTCCGCGTTCGCTCTCCGCAGTCCTGGGGGCGGAGACAGTCTGCGCAGCAACCGTTTCCGTCAGCATACGCAGCTGCTCCGCCAGCCTGGAGAGGCTGTCCAGCGCACTGGGTGGGATCTGGAAACTGACCTGGATCAGCTTCTCCTCGTCCATCAGGCCGCCACCTCGATGCGGCTGGTGGCCACCAGCGTTACCTTCTCAGCAACCATAGAGCCCACCTTGCCTTCCTCCTGAATGGCGCTCCACTGACAGCCACTGTAGATGACCTTCCGGTCCGGCTTGCAGATGACCAGGGAGAAGTCCGCCAGGGTGAAGAAGTCGATGCCGTCACTGATGGCGTCGTCGGTGGCATAGAGCCGGGTCAGCTCTACCACATACTTGTTCTGGCCGTTGATCGTAGCCACCGGCTCACTCTCACCGAAGGCCTCAACGACCTGGCTGCTCTTGGTGGCCTTGGCGGTATAGCTCTG